CAAACTTTACGTTTCTTATACAAGTCAAACATAATTTGTGCTACCTCATATCTAATAAGTAGACGAATATCTTCCAAATCCTTATTTGTAAGTTCTTCGTTCAACACTTTTTTATGTTTTTTCCTTAAACTCATGCACTTAACTCTTTAAGCTTTCTAGCTACTGATAACATTCTTTCAGAAATTTTTCCGAACCTCTTTTGTGTAGACTTCCAATATTGCCCACTATGAACATCGGCTTCTGTTTTTAATTTTGTGTTCTGATTTACAATTCTTTCTAATCGAAACATCATACTATTAATCTCTTTGATAGAGTCATTGATTTTTTGATGTTGTTTTCTACTATCATCACTTTTGAACTCTTTGTATGAGATTTCATTAATCTGTTTTTCTAATTTCTTTTCCAATGACTCTAATTTTTTAGCATTCTCTTTGTCTTTAATAAATACGGATTCGGCTAGTCTTACCTCAAGTTTACCTCTCTTAGCAATAAGTACTTGAATTTTATCTTCAATCTTATTTAGTTCATCACCATATCTATCAGCGATTGGGCCGCCTTCTGATTCAGCTTCCTGCTCCATGTCAATCAACAGGTGACCTCTGTCTGAATAAAGACCTTTTAATTCTTTACTAATATCCCATAAATCGTCTTCGGCTTTTCTTCTTTGCTTACCATAAAGTGGTCTACGTTTTGGTTTTGCCAATTCTTTTTCACGTTTCATCTTAGCTGCTCTAAATGCAATCATTGCAGGACTATTATAGTCTGTCATTCTACCTTCGTTAGCGAATTTTTTAGTGTTCACTTTCTTCTCCTTAGATTTTTTGTATCCTAACACCTCAATGTGGTCTGTATCCAAATCATCTTCGTCTTCACTCTTTGAAAATGCGTGAGGTGTCTTTGGTGGGCCTTCACCTCCATCTAAATTAGCAGTTACATTTGCTTCTTCTAACTCTTCAAACTTATCTTCGATTTCTTTAATCAAACTTTTCATTTAAAGACCCTCTTTAACTCATCATACAACTCATAATATCTGAGAAGTGATAGTACTTGTGATTCGGTTATAACTTTTGATGATTTTAATTTGGATGCCAATGAAATTACCTCATTTACTTTGATTTTAGTAACCTTATCAGCAATTTTGATAGACTTTAGTGATTTTTGAAGTTGATTGGTTTCTCTAACAACAAATTTCTTCAATTTTTCAGAATTATCGACAGAATTGATGTATTCTTTAAGGATACCCCTCTGTTTGTCTGATAAATTTGTATATTTGTCGTTAAAGTTGTCAACTAACATCTTCCAAGCCAATAATCTGACCTCTTTGGGTTGTTTTGAGTAATCTTCGTTGATAGTACTCAAAACTTTGTCATAATTTTGTGAGTTTCCAGTTAAATGTTCCATCAAAGTTGACTTACACTCAACATATTGTTTAGGATTGTCTGAATTTGTGTATTCGAACAACTTATATATCGATGCATTCTCTTTGTAGTTACTTACTCTGTACTTAAAGAAGTCTTCCAACACAAAATTCTTCTTAATGTCTTTGATTAAGTTGTATTTTTGTTTGTTTAAGGTAGTTTCAGTAAGTTTACCCCTCTCATTGAGTATAATGTTGATGAATTCACCTGCTTTATACTCTGAATCGAATGATTCTTTGATAGCAGATTGGTACAATTTCAATTCTTTAGCCAATTCTGTTCTCTTTCCGAAGTGTTCTTTGATAATTACGGTCGCCATTGAATCTTTATTGTTCAATGTATCAGTCGCAATTTGTCTTACCAACAATTCGAACAGAATGCCTGTGTTTTTGTACTTACTATGCTTAATATTTTTCATTACTTCCTTACATTTTCAGTAAAGTAACCTATATATTTGTTAATAAATATCTCAATTATCAGAATTCAATATATTTTTTTCATCCAATAACGATGGTTCGTTAATAGAATCATCTGTTTTGAGTGATTCAATGATTATCTTTTTACTTTTTACCTTTGATTTCATTTTTGATAACATTGTATCGGTTACTTCTTTGTTTACAACTTCATTTGCATTATAGGAATGACTTATGGAATCTGATTTAATGTCAATTCCTTTGTTTCCTAATGGATCTCTACCAAATGGTGACTTATCTTTACCATAAGTTCCACCCTCTTTGGGTCGTCCTGCTCCTTCGAAACCACCTTCAGGTGAACCACCTTCATTTTCACCAAATGGGTTACCACCACCTCCGCCACCATCACCTTCTTGTTGTGATAATGCGGCTAAGTCATGTGGAGTACCAAATGATTCACCAGTTTTGGTTGGGTCGTTACCTTCGGATTCGATTTGTTCGTGTCTGAACTGAAGTTTCAAGTCGTTGATGACTTTATATTGTTCCATCTTCCACTCATCTTCACTCATATTGAAGATATTCTTATACATCCACTCTTGAGATAACATCTTTAAGTCTTTCATATCACTAACAAGACTAACCTTTTCACTCCATAGGTTTGCTTTCTCTTGCTCATAGATAATTGATGGTGTAGTCAACTCTAATTCAAAGTTTACCAACTCATCGTCCTCATATCCTTGAGCATAAAGGTGTACGATTGCTATTTTAGTCAATTCAGAAAGAACAATCTTTTGGATTCTCTCTACTGACCTGGCAAATCTGATGTCTTCTTGTGCAAGAGTTGCCTTACCTTCAACACCCTCTTCGTATCCAATAAATGCTTTTGGAACTTTGAGTGCTGCCATCATTCTGTTCTTTAGATATTCGATATCATCGATACCACCGAACTCCATACCACTTAGGGAATCGATTTCAGTACCACTCTGACCACCTCTAACAGGTAAGTAGTAATCCTCCAACATATTCTGAAGATTGAATTTGAGGTTGTACTCACCCGTTGACTCATCTACATAAGGAACTTTCTTCATCTGATCGATGATGTTCTGCATATATGAATCAACTTCACCAGGTGGTATGTTACCAATATCAATCTTAAAGATTCTCTTTTCAGGCGCTCTCATAATCCTATGAATCATCATAGCATCTTCCATCAGAATCAACTGCTTCCAAGTCTTTCTTGCACCTTCTAAAAGTGAACGGCCATAAGGTAGGAAGTTTGTATCAGTTAATAATCTAAAATGTGCTACTTGGAATGAGTCTAAGAATTTTGTATTGTTTCTCTGTGAGATTGCGTTTGTGTTTTGTTCTTCGACCTCAAATCTTACTGAGTATGGGTTGTCTAAGTCGTATCCCTCCTCTCTTCTAGTTTCATATGCGGAGAGTGGTTGTGCGTTTACAATTCCTAATTCATCATCAATGTCTAAGTAAAGATAGTAGTCACCATATTTGTTCATACCCCTTACCCAAGACCAAAGGTTGAATTCTATGTTCAATACATCATAGAATAAGTTATGTAGGGTCTTCTTTAGTTTCTCATCAGATGAGTTGATTCTGAGTACATCACCCATATCATTTTTAAGTGTACACTCATCCGAATAGATATCCAACACAGAAGAGATAATGGAATCTTTATCCATTGCTTCATAATCAGTATACAACTCTAACTTATTAGAATGGTAATTGAATCTTTCGTTGTATGTCTGCCAATTCTTTCTTGAATTAGAACCATGCAACCTACCATATCTATCATAATATGCAGAACCTCTTCTGTTACCATCACCCTGTAGTCTTGATGAATCGACTACCTTTAATTTATTTTTACCGACCCGTCTAACAACTACTTGAGTTGAGAATAATCGTCTTAGTCTACCAAATAATGAAGTATCTGCCATAATAGTTTGTTTTTGTTACATACCCCTACAAAGTATAAATATTGAAAAAAATAGATTTACAATAACCAAGAAAGGTCTTCGTCACCTCTACCAGTTTTCATCCTCCAACTATCCTTTGCTTGTTGTGGGGTGGTTTTAAATACACCTGTGTTTTTAGAGGTTAATGATAGTGCTCGTCTATTCAATTCAATACCCTGCTGACGAAGTTTTAATGCAGTATCTCTTACCCATAGAGATGTTGAAAACGATATCACCAAATCATCATTGTATCCCTGTTGTGCTTCTGCTCTACTTCCATTCCATATGAATGTAAACAACTCATCAATGAGTCTTTTAGAACGGATGATGGGTACTCGTTCTCTCGTATAGGTATCTAACTTTGATATCACCAATGGTCTTGTTCTACTTGTCATTGAGAATCCTGGCACCATCTGAGATTTGTCTTTTAAGTCGTATGCTTTCTGTAAGTGTATGTCTTCGTCTACATATCCGAACTCTTTGTAGGAGTAGTATAGATTTTTGTAGTTTCTGTCTATTGCTTCTTGGATTACAGCCCAACCAATGTTTGCGTTTTCAATCACTAACAGAGCATCATTCCATTCGGTTGCCACATTGACCAACATATTACCATAATGTTTGGTTTCAATCTTACCTTTGTACTCTGCTACTTGTTCAACATTCTCAACATCGATTACATGGAATGCTGAGTAGTCAGCACCATCACCTCTAGCTACATCCGCTACAACAATATAGTCTTTTGTATAATTTGGGTGTTGCCACATCCAATAGTTTCCATCAAATCCACCAGTTGCTATAGGTTCTTGTACATGAGTTTCCTCATACCACTTTAGTAACTGACCATCAACGACTGTGTAACCTGATGATATGAAATCACAATCACATTCTTGTGCTGCCATCTTCTCACCCAACAACTGAGTCTGTTCTTTTCTCCACTTTTCGTTTCTTTCAGGATGTACACTCCAATGGAGTTTGATTGGATTCCAACCATCACTTTCTTCTCCTTTCAACCAAGTTTTATGGAAGAAGTTACCAACACCATTTGGAGTTGATAATACGATAGCCTTTCCACCAGTTGAAAGTGTTGATTGTGCAGCTGCCCATATCTCATCAATACCTTTGATGAATCCCGCCTCATCAATAATCAACATTGATAAGGCTTCAGAACGACCTGCATCACCACTTGCTGATGTTGCTTTGATTGTCGAACCATTCTTTAGTCGTAAAGATAGTTTATTATCTTCTTCAGTATCACCTCTCAACCAACTTGGTAGGTTTTCATGCATATACCTAACTTTAGTAACCAAGTTTTTGGCTACCTCTTGTTTTGTTGCAATAACCAACACATTTTTATCTTCGTGGAATAACATCAACCACAAAGAATATCCAGCTGAAAGGGTTGAGATTCCTAACTGACGTGATTTCAGAATTACGTTAAAACGATGTTTGTCGAATTCACCCATAACATCTTCTTGAAACTCAAATAAGTTAAAAAGAATCTTACCTCTCTTTGGATGTTGGATGTAACAATACTTTTTAAAGAAGTATACTGGGTCTTTAGCACATTTTATGTACTCTTCACTAATAAGTTCTTTTATAGATTTAGCCATAGGAACTTCTTCGTTTCTATTTTCCACAAAACTCTACCCGAAAAGGTTGTATTGAGCTGATTATCCAACCCAACCCCCAATCCGTAAGACAATCCTTTGTTAGAACGATATAAAGCTTCCAATCCTAAATAATTACTACCAACACCACCACCTAAATAGAACTCATTTGGGTTTAAAATCTCAGTTCTATCGATCGTTATGGTTCTTTGTAAGATGTTAGGGTGAACTACTCTACTATGAATCTTATTTTCTGTAATAGTGTCCTCCACTACTATAGTACCCAATGTATCTAACCCTAAAGTGTCACTATAGTAATACTTTGAAAAGTAGTCATCAAGTATTGCTGATGTATCTACATTAACATCTACCGTATCCCATTTGGTTCTCCATCTGGTCTTCCATTTTGGTTGGTAAACGATACTATCTACTTTAACAGTATCCCATTCTGTAATTTTGTTCTCAATAATGATTGGGTCTGGTGGTGATTGTATAAAGAACTTATACAATGCCAGACATAACAAAACCACAATTAGTATGTTCTTTATATCTCTAAAGAATCTGTTCATTATTTTTTGTGGTACAACTGATATACTTTGTTTACCAAATTGGTCTTCGTAAGAGATGAGTCAAAGTCAGTATCAAAATCAGATTTCGCCAATTTAATCAACTCCCCCTTCTTCATAGCTCTCAAAGAACTCTTTGTTACCTTTTTCTTTTTGGTAACTACCTTTGGTTTTACTTCTTCAATAGTAAGTTTGGCCTCTTTTTGACCTCTGTTCATTGCGATGATAATAATCGCTATAGTAGCGATAACGGCTACCGTTGAAATAACTAATGTTGTTGTCATAATATTCATTTTATTGTTTATCAGTAATAAATATGTAAAAATAATTACACATTACCATTTTCTACAAGACCAATATCTTGCTTTCCATCTTGGGCCTGGAGAATCACAATTCATTCTTGACCTAAATGACTTACGAGCGCCTGGATTATCTTTTTTGATGGTCATTCCTTTCTGTCCAAAGTTTACCTTTACAACATTACCTTTGTCGTTCTTTACATACACTTTGAATTTCTTAACATCACCTTGCATAATCTTACCAAGCTTTACATCTCTACCCTGATACTCTGCTTCGTTGATGTCAGCTTTGTATTCTTTGATAAAGTTCTGAAAGTCTTTCATCTCTTCGATTGTTTCCACATCGTATTCATCAACTACTTCGTTTTTTTGTTTGTGTAGTTTAATAGCCTCAACTGGGTCTAAAAGAAGGTCATCTTCAATCATCTTCATAATTTCTTTTTTATGCTTTTTGAAGTACGCTTTATCTTCTGATGATACTTTAGCTTCGTCTATAGATTCGTTTTTGTTTAGAAGTTTAAATGCTGTATTCACCATACCAACTAATCCCATATCAACAAGTTTATCTTTGTTCTTTTGGCGTTTGAGTGCATCATACACCTGAGTGACTGCTGATGCTGAGTATAAATCCACTAGCATCTTTTTACCAGTTTTTGGGTCTTTTAGTTTTTGGTTTTGTTTCTTTGAAACTATATCTTTTAGTTGTGTAATGATTTCAGGTTCAGCAACTTCATTTACTGATTCGTTTACTATTTTCATATCGGTAATAACAACACCCATATCTCCTTGTGCCATACCTATATTATTATTATCGTTATATAGATAGTATTTTACTCCACGTGGGTTATTTACATTTTTTAGAATAATTCTTTCAACTTGTCGTTTACCAACTTTAGTTTTACCTTTTGAAACAAAAAATTCACCCTCATTTCCTTTTCTAAAAGCACTATTGAATCTTATTCTAACTTTATCACCTTTTTTAAGCTTTTGATAAACACCATTTCTATCGGATTGGTTCATTCCAACAGCCTCATTTACTGATTTTGTGTAGGGTTCTTTTGTGTCAATTTTACCTTTATTTAAAAGTGCTTTTAATATACCCAATTGTTCTGGATTTATTTTCGGCATATCTTTTCTTTGTGGAGCTCCACTTGGTGGTGTTTTACTTTGTAACATTTTTAATCGTTTTGCAAGTGTATCTTCACCTATGTTTTCAAACCACTCAATTGACTTTTCTTTGTTATAGAACTTAGGATGCATGTTTTTACCATTATAAACACAATCTTTAACATCATTCATTGTTACTTTGAATATATTGAGGTCACCACCCTTTGGTTCAAGTCCTCTTTTATTTTTCATAGCATCACCAACAGCTCTTAATACAGGAACTAAATCCCCTATCATTAAGTCGGATTGAATACCACCAACTTTTGCCGATGGGTTGTTGAGTGTGGTGGCCGCATATCTATGATGCCCATCCAATATGTAATTATCTTTTGATATTACAGCACCTAAGTCACCACCCTCAATACCATTAATCGCCATACCCAATACCTTTCCTAAGTAAATTGCGTCTTGTGATGGTTTTAATTTAGATACCGATATTTGTACAGGTTTTGTTTTTACAATATCATCTTCTTTGTCACCATCACCCAAACCTTTCTTTAAAAACCCCTTTGCATTTACCAATGGATTTGGAAATTTAGATGGGTCTATCTCTTTGGTAGGTAATTCCTCATTTACTGATTCTTTCTTTTTGGCTCTCCAACCACCACCTGCCGCTTTGTATTGTTTTGCGGCCCATGCGTTTGCGTATGCTGATGGATATACATCGAACTTCTTTTTGGCTTGTGATTTGTAGTAAGACCACTTTGATGGGTTAGTTGGTACATTTTCTTCAGTAAGTTCTGTTACTTTATCATCAACTACCTTTTGAATTGTATCAACATGACCTTGGATATAGTTGTGTTCTTTTTCTAACCCCATCATCTCTGCCAACTTCATAATGTTTTTAGCTAAATTCTTAGCTACCATTACATAATCTTTTTCAGGATTGTACCCATCTCTCTGTATATGTTTTTCAACAAAGTAGAGTACGTCTTGCAACATAGCACTTCTTTGTGCCATACCCATATCTACACCTTTTGATTC